CGTCAGGAATTATTGCTGCGCCCCAAGTGTTTGCCTGCCCAGAACCAGACCAAATTCTGAGCCAAGTTGAATTGTTTGTTGACACTTCTATGTAACCGCCGCCAGAGTTTGCGCCATTGACGTTTATCTGGATCGGGCTGCCAGTTGTGTTTCTGTAAGATGTGCCAGACGTTCTAGCTACAACAGACCACGTTTGATTGACGCCAATTCCATCGGGGATGCTTAGAGCCGTAGAACCGATGCTGGTAACATGCCCATAAGCATCAACAGAAATGTCTTGAATGACAGTGTTGCCATTGTTGTCAACACTACCTTGGCTTGATGTATCAGCATGGGAGATTGTTCTGTTTGCACCTAGTGAACCGCCGCCAGATAGGCCGTCACCCGCAGAAATTGTTGTGCCGTCATCTGCCTTTGCATTCAACTGCGTCTGGATTGCGGACGTCACGCCCACGCTATGGTTCAGCTCCGCAGTCGATGCCGTCAGCCCGTCCAGTTTGGCCAGCTCCGCGCTATCAAGTGCGCCGATGAATGTGCCAATGTTTGTCCAGTTGGTATTGAGCGTTGCCCCCCAAGTGTCCTCGCTGCCGTTTACGACGGGTAGGCTATATACAAAAGTGGTCATTTATTGTTCCGTCCAATTGTCTGCAGCGACCGCTGCGGGTGTCCATGTGTCGCCCGTTGTCGGGCGGGTAAAGTTTTATACGGGGGTCCAAATTTCCGGCGTTTTCGGCTGCGTCGTCCACTTACTTTGCCCATTTGCCAAAATTATAGCATAAATCAACACGTCCGCACCACCCGAATAAACTTGGGCGACGCGAGCGCTTGTAGCGATTGGCGATGCGGCGATTGGGCTGAAACCTAGCATTATGGAACCTCATATAACGGGACATCAGTCACCGACGGTGGTGTAAATGTTCCTGTATATCGAGCAAAGTTCCAGCACACCATCCTGCCAAACTTACCGCTAGCAAATACGCGAGTGCCGCTCCCGCCAATAACAGTGGCCCCTTCTATGTGCCAAGTATGGTCAACGTTTATGTCGAGCGGTTTCACGACCCCGTTGGCATATAACGTCATCACCCCGTCTTGCATTACCAGAGCAAAGTGAGTTTCAGTGCCGTCCAGTAGCGTATTCGTTGAGCGTGCAACATCACCGCCATTATACCACCCGAATTTGTCAGATAGATTGAAAATCGATGGGTCAGCGCCATCATCAAAAACCTGCTGCAATGATGTCGCATTGTCTACATGGAATTCGACGGTCCAATTAGCGAGGCCAGAGCAAAGTCGATTATCGCCACTGGGCATTGCAAGACCGAGAACGTTATAAGCGGCAAATTCCATATATTGCGTTGTGGTGTTTACGGTAGGAGAGCCAGTTTTTGTGCAAGCCACACCGCTCACCTGTTCAGTCGGTGGATCAGCCGTGGCTCGTAGATCAAATATCAAACCATTAGCCGCGTCGTCATATCGCCAAACGTCAGTGCCGCTGCCGCCAACAAAAGTTGTTTTCGCCATGCCCCATGAACGCGACCAGATTGTGCCGTCATCAGAATATTCTACTCGACCAGTCACCATCCGTTGTGAGCTGCCTTGATGGGTCCATGCCACCTCTTTAACCGCAGCCGGATTTCCCACCCCCAAATCAATGCCGATGTAGTCTCCCTCGACTCCAAACGTGGCGGTAGCAGGGTTGCCGTCAAACGCATTAGCTGGAGGATTATAACCGAAATCGCTTAAAACCGTCATCGTGGGATTAGTGAGGTCGGCACCGCCAGCGCTTGCTCTAAATTCTATTTCCTCAACGTATGCGCCATTTGATGTGTGCTGATCCACCACTACTCGCCAGTAGCGATGTGCGGTTGGCGCGGTTAACGTTTGCACGTTGGCATAACCTGACTCCAATAGCGAAGACGACGATACCGATCCCAGCAAAAGCGCAATCATTTTAATGCACCAATCAGTGCATAAACGTCTGAACCCTTGGGGACTAGCGAGACTGAACCAAACTGGCCAGCAATGCTGAGTTTTGTATCCAACGACTGGATGGTAACCCCAGCCCCAGCGGCGAATGTGACATCAGCGGCCCCAGTTTGTTGGAACGTAGCGGGTTCAGTGCCTGTAAGCCCCGACGGGATTGTCAGAGTAGCTGCCGAACTTACCCCGTAGAAAATGTTTCCCAGTAGGTCTGCGTTGGCAATGCTACGAGACCCAGTAATCACTGTTCCGAGCGTAATGCTAGATTTTGCGCCAGTTTCTATGGTGTCCAGCTTGGTGCCGTCAACAGCAACGTCGCGCCCGTCAAAGGTGCTATTGGTTGTGATCGCGCCCGTCATAGCGCCGCCAGATTTAGGGAGCGCTGCGTCAGCTTTAGCACCTTGTGCGGCAGTGCCGTAGTCTGCGGCGTCAAAGGCTTTGACTTGTGCAAGGTTTGTAACCTCTGAGTCCATCAACGCACCAGCAGCGGCCACGTTGGTAGCGTCAGTTACGTCTGCACCAGCCTCAATGTTGTCCAGCTTGGTTTGGTCCGCCGTGAGAAACGTGCCTGTAGTGGCCTTAACCGCAGCAACAGATGCCAGCTCACTGTCCATCAACGCACCCGCAGCTGTCACGTTAGCTGTGTCAGTTACGTCTGCACCAGCTTCGATGCCGTCAAGTTTAGTCTTGTCGCCATTAACAAAAGGCCCCTCGGAAGGGGGCTGCTGAATGTCCGCCGCCGCCGCTGTCACAAATACTATGGCGTCACCCGACAGCACCAAAAGCGATCCGGTGCTACTTTCAGTCAGGGATCGGGTTAATGTCGCCCCAGACGCCGTGTAGGTGCCTGTGCCGATCTCCCAGTCCAAGCCGTCTTCAATTGTGTAGCGGACAACGTCAGCATCAGATACGCCAGCGTCGGAAAATGTCTGGAATCCCCGACTGGCGTCACCCAGCGCGATTGCCCCAGTGCCAATCGTGGCTGTGGCCACTTTTGCCCTATTCACGAAGGTTGTCATATCTTATCCCTAGCTTAATGTTACAGAAACGTCTGAAGTGGAAAAACGCAATTGATCGTCACGTCCAATTTGACGTGGCACCGTCAATTCCGCGTATCCAATCTGGTTGCCGGACGTGGCCGCGTCAAATATTGCGACGTGGCTGACTGTCCCCCAATTTCCATCAGCTATAGGAAATTCAACCGCGCCAGAGTTTGTCGCGGTGCTGCCATTCACAACGAACGTGATCGCCTTGCGCACGTAGCCGCTGCCGCTGATCTCCGTGCCGCTTGATGGGTCAGACGCAAACAGCCCAAGATACCACGCCGTTGGGCGCGTCACGGTGTCGGCATTGAGTGCATACTTCAACACGATTGTCTCGTAAGTGTTCGAGAATGGCATGTCAGTAACTCCGAATTTTCACGCGAAGGCCAGAGCCTCCAAATTTTGCCCGCTCGCCGTCAGCAATAATGCCAGCGACCGCGCCATCATACATCGATTTCCACAAGCCGACGCGCTCGTCGTCTTTCAGATACGGCGCAGCTTGCAGCAATGTACCATACAGGTAGGCGTCTGGATAGTATGTCAGCAGCCAGTTGTCGGCGTTGCTGTCGCTAAGTGCTGGCGGTCTGGCGACGTATGTCATTTCCAGCGTGTAGTCGTCACCCGGCGTCGGGAATACTTCAATTTCGCCCGCAGTCAGCGCGTAGTAGCGGGGGCGGCCAGTGTTGTTGGCTGCCAGTGACCGCATGTCAACAATGTCGGCTTGGCTGGCCAACTCAAGCTCAAACGTCGTGCCGCTCGTTAGCGAAAGCCGGATTGGCTGCAGGAAGTCTGCTGGCAGCGCGCTGTATTGGCTGTCGAGCGTCGCAGTGGATCGCTTTTCCATGCGCCAGTGACGCGCCTGCCGATTTAGGCCAGCCTCCGCCAGCGAAATGAACGACGGCAGCACCGCAGTCAGGTCGTCGCGCAGTAGCCAGTCAGCGACCGCGCTCTTTAGCTCAGTGTACGTTGTGATTGGCATGTGGGCCTCTTTGCGTTGCGTTTGTCATTGATACCACGTTTATATGTCTGAGAGTAGGCCGGGGCGTTGTGTGGGCTGATAACCATTTGGCCGCATCTGGGACAAGCCTACGCCGCCGCCCACAATTGCCATTGGCGCTGCTTTATTGATGAAGTCTCGAATTTGGTCTGTGCGAGTAACCCCGCGTTCAGCCGCACGCTTATCTGCGGTGCGCCGGAATAGCTCCATAAACGTGCCCTGGCTTTCGTCCGCCAGACCAGTAACGTCGCCCGCGCCCATCCAAAGATTGGCTTGGAATTGCGCTGGCGTCATACCTTGTTGCGCCGCAAGTCTTTGCGCCACATTTTCCAGAGCCTTGTACTCCGTTGCCTTGGGCATGTCTTCCCACGCAGTTGGCATTTCGGAAAACGCATCTGTGTCCGTGATCACACCGTCTTTTGCCGCTTTTGACAGGTTCACATTGGTAAATGTTTTTCCGTCCTTTGTGCGCGTCACAGTATACGCATCTAAAGCGTTCCCGTACCGCCCACGCAAATTTTCGCGATTGGCGGCGCTCAACTCGGCCTGCCCAGACAAAAAGTCAGTGCCGCCGTCTGACATAGCCAGAACTCGCATGAAGTGCTTGTCGGCGGCGATGTTTGTGTCATCCCCCAACAAATTATTTAGGAAACCTTTGACCTTGCTGTTTGCTGACAGTTGCTTTGTGAGGGCTGCACCCGTCAAGTCATCTGCGGCGTCACGATCCCACAGCCCGCGCTCTGCGTTGGCCACGTTGCCGGCCTGTGTGGCTTGCATCTTGTGGCCGTATCCGTATTTGACTGGCATATTTGGCACGTCAATTCCCAGTGCCTCCACCGCCATGCGTGGGGTTGTTCTTGGTGTATTCTTGACCATATCAGCCACCCGAAGGCGATCTGCGGGCTCAAGCATATAATACAGACTGGCATTGCGTAAATTCGATGGGACAGATGACCCAGTCGATGTGTGGCCGACTGCATTTATATATTCACGCCAACGTGAGTCGCCCAATTCTTCGCCCAGCTCATCAACAAACCAAGACCGAAGCTCCTCGGTGTTGTACCAATCTTCGCCGCCCAACTCCTGACCCTTTGACACATAACCGCGCACGCGGTCGTGGATGCCGTGATTTGGATCGTCCAACATGGATGTCAGGCGATCCATTCTTGCTGGCGCGCCGCGCGCTGGATCGTATCGCGGGTAGGGTGTTGTGCGGTTCTCGGCTGCGCCGGTCCATTCTGGCCTTGAGTGCGGGGGAAGGTTTGCCGTCTCGTCCAATAACGAAATTCGTGGCCCGCCGTTGTCGCGAGCGCCGCCACGCATGTCAAACGGCGCCATCAGTGGGTTGCTGTATAGCGTACCCATGTCGCCGGGCTGGTTCAGTCGGCTGATCACGTCCTGATATGCGCGCGACCCAGTGTCTGCCAGTGCATTGCCGGTGCCAGTCATCGTCTCGACGACGGCCTTTGCTGCGGGAGCGCCAAATCGGGCGGCGATGGCTGCGGGAGCCAATACGCCGACGCCTTCCAATGCAGATTCACCGTAATTACCGCGACCGGCGGCGTCCATAGAACGTAACGTGCCAGACACGGGGCTGACCATGTCAACGAGCTGACCCGCGGATCGTGCGCGGTCTGGGATGCCAGTTGGGCCGAGGTAATAGTCGGCGCTGTCGCCAATGCTGCCAAGCAGGCCGTTTAGCCACGCCCGGCGGTTCTGGCCTGCGTTTGGTGAATTGAAATAGTCAGCCATTAGTCATCTCCAATAAACCCATTGGCCTCGCCTTCGGTCGCGTTAGCTGCATCGTGTCCATAGTCGTTGGCATTTCTTGACCAACTTTATCCAAGTACAATTTGCGTATTTTCTTTGCATACTCGCGCTGCTCTTGGTGGGGCATGTCTTGAACACCGCCGCCAGAACTTATCATTTCATTCATTGCAACGGGTCCAGCGTTATATGCCGTAAGCGCGTGATCAATATTGCCGTTGTACAGCCGCATTAAGTCGCGCAGGTAGGGATCACCGAGCGCCATGTTTATCTCAGGGTCACGCAGCAATCTCGCCGCATCGCCTACGCTTTCGGAGCCAGTGTCAAAACCTCTTGCGCGCGCCTCGTCAAATACGCTGGGAGCAGACGAACCGTATAAATCGTGAGCATGCTGCGGCATAATCTGCATCAAGCCTGTCGCGCCACTTGGCGACACTGCCATAGGGTTGTTGCTGCTCTCCTGCATCATTTGAGCAGTAATCAGGTCGCTCATGCGAAAATCAGCCATTAGCTACCGCCAAATGGCGACGCGGCGCGCATGTAATCTTCCATTGTCCGCATGTCTCTGAGCGATTCGGGGTACGGTCGGCCAACTTGACCTTGCACTGGCATACCCACTGATCCGCGACCGCCGTACTGCATTGATTGCGTTGGCATGCCCATTGATCCGCGACCGCCGTACTGTTTATTTATGCCGT